ACCTCTTCCGGGCGACGGCGAGAAGACCCAAGCCGAGTGGGTTATTGAGTTCCTAGACGAGAACGACGATGTGCACGTAGCCACGGTTTACGACTGGCGCAAAGACACGCCCCCCGAGCAAGTCACGATCTGGAACGTGGGCGGATTCAAGCCCAACGTCGTGGAGATGGTCGAGGACGCCATCTCTTACGCTCGGGACATGCGCTATGAGGAAGAGAACCGCATGTACCAGTGGGATCTGGACTGGGCGCAGGAAGAACTGGACCGCCGATCAGCCCACTAAAACAACCCCCTTGCGCTAATCACGCGAGGGGACTAATCTCTACGCAACCAGCTTGAACCCAAACCCAAACGATATAGGAACACAAACATGGACATGTACTACTACTGCCGCAAGTGCGACACCGAGTTTGAGTGCACCGAGGTTTATAGCAACGCCTACGGCGATTGGGATGTCTGCCCGTACTGTCTCGGTGAGGACTATTACGAGCTGGATTTCAAAGAGGAAGAGCTGCTTGAAGACGAGTGACTTCTGGTCGCTGTACGGGCTGACTCCAAAGCTCGTCAGATTCTGTCCGCTCTGTCACACGGAGCACTATGGCAAGTGTCACTTCTTGCGTGGACGAAAGCACGCTAAGGCAAAAGCCGAAGAGGTCGCGAAGTGGAATGCCGCGCAGCAAGAACGCAAGAAACTCTTTCACGCTCAGAAATTAATCAGGGAGCTATCCGATGCCGTTGAAACCGGAAGACGTACTGCAAGACCCACGGGTTGGCTCGGTCGAAAGCCGGGTCCGAAAAGTAGACTGGCTGTGGGGACAGATCAAGGACAAGCAAAGAGAAATACGCTTACTAGAAAACGAACTCGCGAGGACAACGAACGATGAATATCTGGATCACGATCCTAGATTGGATTGAACGCCGCAAAGCAGAAGCATACCGAGAATGGGCGAGCGTACCGGAGCCGAACTGGGCTTGCTCACGCCGCCGCACCGGAGGGTATTACTGGTGAGAATAGAAACTAGAAAGCCGCGCACTTCAAAAGACGCGCAGATGGAAGAGATTGCCAAACTACTGGCGCAGCTTGACGCCATGGAAATTGAGAAGGCCAGAGAGCGAGGCGAGATGATCTTCATTGAGATCATGGTGTTTGTTTTTGGCTTGATGCTTGGCTTCGCTATCGGGAGATTGTGGTGAGCGAATATACCAAGATCTCGCGCTACAACCCGCGCCTGTCATTTGAGCAGTACAAGATCGTACTGAAGCGCAAGAAGTTAGCCAAAGCAGAGAACGAGCGAGTGCGCTACAAAGATCTCGTAAAAGAGTGGGGTATCCGTCAGTCCGTTATCGGCACCGCAATACGCCGAGGGATCAAGCAGTACGACTATGTGCTGTGGAAGCAGGGTGAGCTATGAAGATTGAAGTCAGCTCCGACCTGCTCGAAGAGATCACGGCAGCGGAATTGCAGCGCACCATGAAGCAACTCCAGCAAGACTACAAATTGCGGAAGTCAGGGAAGTGGATGGCGATATTCGATACGGACAAGGCAGCGGATCTGGCAGAACTAAAGCGACACATAGACGCATTCAAGTTGGTGGGAAAGTATTACGGGGTGAAGCCATGACCCGCGACGACACCACACCTAAAACTATCAGCATTGATCCTGATTCGTGGAAGTTTGGAAAGCCTCCGAGTCCAAAGATCAATGTACTAAACCCGCACGGAGCAACTATGACCCGCGACGACATCACAATGCCAATTGACGGCTTAGTTATCAAACAGCCCGAGTATGACTGCCCTACGCACGGAACCGTTGTTGGCACTATCACATTTAGCCGTGCTGATACCGGAACCGTGCGGCGGTTCTGCATGGAATGTTGCTTTGACAAAATGGTTGAGATTGGCGTGTGCGAAGTGACGGAGAAAAAGCCATGACCCGCGCCGCCATCCGTGCGAGGGGAGAGAGCAAATGATTTGGATTGGCTACCGTGATTATGAAAGCGCAAACAAAATGCTTCAACAAGTTGGAGAGGGTTACGCAATTGTAACCATCACGGTTGATTCATTTGACGGCGAAGTATTGGGCTATGTAGTGATGCGAAAGGATATTGACCCGGTTGGGAGCAACACCGGAATCAAATGGGAGGTAGAACCATGAACGACCCGATGGCACGAGGCGGAGTGCGCCGCTACTTGGACACCGTAACCCCCGAGGAGTACATCCCGGATACCGGCGAGGTGAACCTGAAAGAGATGACGCTCACGGGACTGGCGGATCTATTCGGCAGCGACAAGGGCAACGTAAAGCATCGTTATACAGATGTGTACGAGCGCATCGTAGCCGAGATGATCCGCACAGAGGGACAGCCCCGGCACAAGTGCGTGTTTGAGATAGCCGAAGCCGGTGTAGCGTGTGGCGCATCACTCCACATGTGGGCGCACTATCTACCGGCATCGAACGTCACCGGCTTTGACATTCGCGAGGAGTGCGCGAGCCTGTGTAAAGACCTGTCGAACGTAGACATTCACATACTCGACTTGTGCAAGAACGCACCGCCTGATGATGCGATGTACGACCTGTTCATTGATGACGCGAGCCACATCTCGGAGCAGATGGTCGAGATGTTTGGCAACGTGTGGGATCAAATCCGACCCGGCGGGTATTACGTCGTAGAAGACTTGAAGTGTACGTACAACGACGCCTACACCAACCAGTTCCGTCAATACTTCGACGCGCAAGCAGTCAACAGCCGCGAAACGGTGATGTCGTTTATGGATCAGATCATGCGGATCGTTGATGCGCGTGGAGAGATCGCAGAGTTCAGTTACTACCCTCAACTTTTAGTGATTCGCAAAGGTGAAGTATGAGCGAAGAGTTTGATTATCTTGATCCGCCAAAGACCAAGACTGACGAAGAGACTTGGTGCAAGATCGGACCAAAAGGAACGCTGGATGTTTTCAACTGGGAGTTTGTTGAGAAGACTGCCAAAGAGTTTGATCAGACACCAGAAGGTGGTCCGAAGAACAACGCGCAGATCATCTGCAAGCTCGCGGTCTTGATCCGCCAGCAGACATTAGAACAGGCAGCGCAGGCACTCTTGAAATACAAGGATGTCTCCGCTGTCTCATCCGTCATCGTATTAAAAGATCCTCTGGAGGAAGTATGAGCAAGAAGGACGATAGCGCAGCCTACGGGATGGAATTGCGGGATTACTTTGCAGCAGCCGCTGTTCAGGGAATTCTTGCGGGACATCAAGACGGAGCGCACCCGAACATTCATAGCCTTGCGCGAGATGCTTACCGAGTAGCCGACGCCATGCTGAAGGAGCGAGAAGAACAATGAGCCGGTTCGTTTTCTTTCACGTTGGGGCGGACATTACCTTCCCGACCAAGATGGTCGCATCGCTCAAGGCGGTGATGCCGGACGCGCTTGTCACGATGTGCACCGACGATGCCACACCGGAAGTTCCCGGCGTTGATGATTACAAGCACTCGAAGGGTAACTACGAACAGATCATGTACTGGCGTACCCGCGCATTCGCAGAGGCACGGCTAACAAAGCCTGCTATGTATATCGACACCGACATGCTGTTCGTTCTACCGGTTAACCCGGAAGCGATTCTGGGCGATAAGGAAGTGATCTTTTGCCGTCGCTCATTTGATCGCGATGCCGGGTTCAACGGCGAGCAGCGTGGTGGAATCTTCAAGAAGTACCACAACATCCCGCTCGGTACGCTGTATCCGTACCTCGGCTGCGCGACGATCACCAAGAACTACCATGCGTGGAAAGGCATGGCGATTCTGATGGGATTCATGGATCAGAATCTGCGCTCGTGGTACGGAGATCAGGAGGCACTCAAGGTCTACTCTCACATGCTTTACCCTGAACTCGTGGGCGAGATGGAGGAGAGTGAATATGCCTGTCTACCGGAGCGTGCTGTTGGGGGACACGTACCCAAGATTCTGCACTTCAAAGGACCCGCTCGTAAGGAGGCATTCCTCAATGCTTAAAGTCTTTATTGGGTGGGACAGTCGTGAAGAGGCAGCGTATGAGGTGTGCAAGAAGTCGCTTGAGCTTCACACTTCAGTCCCGCTCGACATCACCCCCATAAAGCAGAACGATCTGCGCGAGCAAGGTATCTATTGGCGTGGGGTCGATGCGCTCGCGTCTACGGAGTTCAGCCTCACGCGGTTTCTGACTCCACACCTCGCGGGGTACACCGGCTGGGCGGTCTTTGTAGACTGCGATTTTCTTTTCCGGGGGGACATCGCGACTCTGCTTGACTACGCCGACGGGGCAAAAGCGTGCTTCGTGGTACCGCACGATTACCGGCCTACCGAAACGGTCAAAATGAACAACCAAGCGCAACACGTTTACCCCCGAAAGAACTGGTCTAGTTTCATGTTCCTGAACTGTGAGCATGAACAAGTTAAGAAGTTAACGCCAGAGATTGTGAACATCGCGAGTCCGAGTTATCTTCACCGGTTCGAGTGGTTATCTGACGATGTGATCGGACACTTGCCGATTGCATATAACTACTTAGAAGGTTGGTACACCAAGAACGACTGCCCCAATCCGATAGCAGTACACATGACCCGAGGTGGTCCGTGGTTTCAGGATTGGACTCATGTGGAGTACGGCAAGGAATGGATGGCCGTGGCATCGACGCTATGAACAAGTACCAAAAGACAATTCAGAAGATTGAAACCGCGTTTCAGGCTGCGAAATACGCTGAAGCGATGGATCTCTGCAACTACGCGATCAGCTTATTCCCGAAGGACATCGTAGCGTACCGGGCGAAGGCTCGACTGTTACAGATTCAGCGGGACTTTGCGGGAGCGGAGAAATACTACGATGCCTCCGAAAAGCGCGGCAAGCTGACGGCGGATGATCTTGTAAACCGTGGCATCGTGAAAGCTGAGCAGCAGAAGTATGACGCTGGCATCGAAGACTTCACGGCTGCGCTTAAGATCAAGCCGGACTATTTACATGCATACATCCAGCGAGGCGCAGCCAGTTGGGAGATGCGACGGTGGAGTGAGGCGCTGGAGAACTTTCGCAAGGCGAACGAGATTGAACCCAACGACGCCAACGCGCAGTGGATTCTGGGACTTCTACTTCTTCAGCAGAACGAATTCAAAGAAGGCTGGCCGTTGTATGAAACGCGCTGGCGGAGCGACCGGTTCAAGAGCCGCCGTCTTGTAACCCAGAAGCCGCAGTGGAATCTGGAATCCAAAGCCAAGTCCGTGTTGGTGTGGGGTGAGCAGGGCATCGGTGATCAGATCATCTATGGCTCTCTATTGCCCGCCATTCGGCAGCGTACCGATAAGGTCACCGCAATGGTTGACCCGCGCTTGATCAAGATCTTTAAGACTTCGATGCCGGACATTGACTTCATCGCCAACAGCGATCAGGTACCGGCTGCGCTGCACGAGGAGCAGATCCCGTTTGCGAGTGTGGGCTGGTCGTTCATCAACGAGAAGGACGACATCCAGAAGTACGCAGCCCGGAACTTCTTGCAGGCTGATCCGGAGTTGGTGAAGAAGTACCGCGAAGAAGCGAAGCTAGATCCGAACAAGCTGACGGTGGGTCTATCGTGGGTAAGCGCAGCCATCAAGATCGGACCTCACAAGAGCGTCAACCTTGAGCAGCTCCTGCCGATCATGAAGCAGGATGTGAATCTAGTGAACCTGCAATACGGCAGCGACAGGAAGGCGGTCGATTACTTTAATCAACAGCACGGCACGAACATCGTCACGACTTCGGTGGATCTATACAAAGACATCGACGGTCTCGCTGCGCTGTGTCAGATGTGTGATGTCATCGTAGCCATCAGTAGCTCGACTGTGCATCTGGCCGGGGCGCTGGGACGACCGGTGCTGTTGATGGATGCGAACAAGCTCTGGTACTGGGGTAACAAGGACGGCGACCGAAGCCTGTGGTATCCCAGCATCCGTGTATTCCCGAGAGACAACATGATTGCACCTTGGGATAACGTCATCGAACAAGTCACAAAAGTGGTGGAGGGAATGATCCATGATAGTCGATAAAGAATCCCCGCCCGGAGCATGGGCGGATGAGTTACGGGCTGCGCCATGGGGCTACGGTCAAACGCAAGCCAAGAAGGTTGAGGTTGCTTTGAACAACGTCCACAAGGCAGGGCTTTGGGATGAGTACAAAGTGATCCAGATGGAACTGAATATCTTGAAGACTGAGTTGGAGTTGTTACGAAATGCAAGGGGATAAAGATGCAATCCGAGAATACTTGGCGTCTATCGGAAGCCGAGGTGGAAGCGCTGCTACGGGAGCAAAGAAGCGACGACCTAAGGCGCACTACCAACGCATGGCCAAGCTCAGTCATGCCAAGCGAAAGGCCAAGCGAAAGGGAAAGCTCAGTGAACGATCCGGTAAATCCTAATCACTACAAGAAGGGTGAGATAGAGGCGATCGACGCCATCAAGTCAGCCCTGACCGAGGACGAGTGGCGAGGCTTCCTAAAAGGCACCGCCATCGCCTACCTTTGGAGGCTCGGTCACAAGGATGCCGTGGAGCAGGACGCCAGAAAGACCCTCTGGTACGTCTCATGGCTTGCGGGGAAAGATCCGAGGGGATAAACTCCCCTCGTGCTATCTCCTAGAGACTTGGCCCCGGTGTTGAAGCTTTGCTCCGCCGGGGCATTTTTTTATCTGTAGCGCACCCGGTAGACACGACGCTCTC